AGCCTACTGATTCATTAATTGATTTTGTTTCTACCTTAGATAATTCGTCTTTGATTGACCTATAAAGATTTTTAGATTCTTTTAAAGTTTCAACATCGTCAAATCTTCTTAGGATGTTTATTTTTTCTTTCTTAGTAGTTGAGTGTTCTGTAAACAATCTTGTAGCGTAAGCTAAATTTGAATTGAAGATTGCAACTTCATTAAGTTTTTCTCTAAAAACATTTAATGCTTTTCTGTACTCTTCATTTTTTTCTCTCAACATTCTAACTTCTTCTTGAGTAGATTCAGTTTTAACACCATTCTTACCATAAACATAGTTTCTGTTTGGAGTGATACCTTTTCTTAAACCTCTACCTTCTTTAGACCCCATGCCGTATGTTCTAGCAGCTTCTTTGGTTTCTTCTTTTTCAAAAGCCTTTTCTCCTTTAGAATTTGTCATACCTTTTTTAGTGGTGTAATCTTCTTTACCTTTCATGGTTTTAGATTTATCACCTCTATTCATTCCGTAATCACCTTCTTTAGTTTCAGCTTTAACAATTTTAGATTTACCTTCCATGTTAGCTCCTTTTTTGTAATCAAATTTTGCTTTACCAGTACCAACAGATTTAGGACCTTGTTTCATGTCTTCTTTAAATCCACCTGTTGTTTTCTTGTAATCAAATTTAGGTTTACCCATACCGACACCTTTAGGTTTAATTGTGCTTTTAGATTCCATCATGTTGTCATCTTCCATGTCATCTTCTTCCATCATTTCAAAATCATCTTCTTCCATCATTTCAGAATCTTCCATGTCGTCTTCCATCATTTCAGAATCTTCCATGTCGTCTTCCATCATTTCAGAATCATCATCTAATGTAATTTCGTAAACAACTTCTTCGTCATCAGACATATCTTCAGAATCTACCTTTGACATATTTCCACTAAAAATAGCGTCAATAACATCGTCAACTGACTCATCAAATTCTCCATCGTCAACCATCATGTCATCTTCCATCATGTCATCAGACATCATATCATCTTCCATCATTTCGTCTTCAGATTCACCAAGCTTAACAAGATATTCTACATCAGCATTATTATCTGATAAGTGTACGTTTTCACCATCTTTTTTTACGATGATTCCGTCGTCTTCACCCATAGCCTTAAATACTTTTAAAATTTCTTCGTCAGAAGCGTCAGTTAAATCAATTGGAGTTTCGTCTGAATCCATATCAAAGTCCATTTCCATATCTTCAGATTCATCATCTGAGTCCATATCCATGTCCATGTCTACTTCATCATTATCAGCGGACATATCCATGTCTGCATCTAATTCAATCTCATCTTCGTCAGCTTGTTCGGAAAGAGATTCTTTTACTAGTTGATTGATTTCTTCCTTCATGGTAGAAGCAAGTATTCCTTTTGCGTTTTCGGCTATAGCTTCTTCAACTTGTTTCATTTGAATAAGAGCCTCTTGAACTAATTTGTTTTCTTTCATATAGAAAATCTATTTATTTTAACTAATAAATATTACCAAAAAACAAAAAATATCATTTTTGAGTAATATATCTTTTATTTTTCAATATTTTATGATTATTAATCTTGCTGAAATGCAATATTGTATCAACATATAAATATGTACAAGCAAAAAAAAAGTGGTCAATTTTGACCACTTTAATTTAATTAACGTAATTTAACCAATTATTCAATAACTTCATCTATTTTACTTTCAGATACTGAAGTAATTCTCCAATCATGAGTAAACCCTTCGTATTTTGTTGTTACTTTTGCTTCCACATCTGTAACTGAATAACCTTTTACAAGTTTTTCTTCTCTGATTTTTTTAATTTTACCACTGTTCTCATCAGGTAAATCGTACTGAACTTTTGCTACAAAAAATTTTTCTTCCATAATTTATTTTTATTTTCCCAAATAATCGGTTAATTTTCTCATTAAGTCAACTCCTTTGGATTGGAATTCTGAATTTTCTGGTGTTTTATGTCTTTTTTCTTCTTCTAAATTTTCTTCGTATTTGTTTCTATCTTCTGCATTACTAAATAAATAAGCTCCTGGTGTAGATGGTGAAGACACTAAGTCAAAACAAATTAATTCAAAATCGTCTTGTACTTCATTTCTTTCTCCAACCTTTTTTAAAGAACCTACTCCTCTTGAAGATACTCCCATTGTAACACCTTGTCTCATTAAGTTTGCCGCTTGGTCACCTTTAGTTGACACAATACCTCTTTCATGAAATCCTGGTGAGGTTAATAATTTAAGTTTTCCCATTAAAATATTTCCATCCCACCATATATCAGTAATCATATGGGCCACTCTGTCTAAATCTATTAAAGATGATTCAGGGTGGTTAAGTTCTGAAGTTGATAAACCTTTAGCAATTGCCTTCTTATAGTTCTCAGCTTCTCTTTTTAATATTCTTTCAGGATAAAATCTTCCATTCCTATTTGGGGTGTCATACTTTTGTAATACAGCGTAAAATTCAAATGGGTTTCTATAATCTAAATTGGCAGCTTCCTTTAACATTTCTGAATTACGAATGTCTTTTGGGGAAACCCAACCCGCATCCGTCTCAATCAATATACCATGACCGACTTCACTTGCTTCTAAAATTCTTAATTGTTTCATTAATAGTTTTTAAGATAAATATATCAAAGGAGTTATTTATTGATTTTATTTAGTTTTTGATATTGAAAAATCAAAGTATTTGTTTTCAATAACATTATCCCTTATTATACTTCTTACTATTTTTTTAACCGATTCTTTTAATTCAATAGATTTAAAATCAAATTCTTGGTTGGTATATAAATTTACTTCTAAATTAAAGAATGATTTTTTTCCATGTGATATTCCGCTAGTTCTTAGGTCTAAATCAACAATAGTATTTTCCTTAAAAAGATTTATATCTATTGAATTAAACACTGAATGTTTTATTTCTCGGTTTAGATTACAGACAACCCTATTCCAATTGTCGTGGTCAAATTTGGGGGATACCCATGATTGAATGTTTATGTATAATGATTTTAAATTTTTAGAATCTACCGTACCATACACCGATTTTATCGGACTGAATAGATTTAACTTTACACTTTTTCCTTTTTTCATTAAATTTCATTGATGTCAATGTTTATTTGTTTGTTAAACAATAACACAAATAATACCCATTGTCAAAAATTTTTAAAAAAATTGAGATATTTGTAATAATATGCTAATAGTAGAAGTAAAAAAAGACGGAATAGAAAAAGCCCTGAAAACTTTAAAATCTAAAGTTATCAAGACTAAGCAAAATCAAAGTTTATTTGATAGAAAAGAATTCGTTAAAAAATCTGTTGTAAGACGAGCTCAGATATTAAAAGCCTCGTATGTTCAAAAAAAGAAAAATTCTTTAGATTGATTCCTCTAAGTTTTTTAACTTAAGAAAATTCAATTGGTCAAATTTTTCATTTTTTAATCTGTCTATAGTTTCAGACAATTTTGTCTTTAATTCAAATTCCTCTTCTTTTTCTAAGATGACGTTAAGTTTACTGATTGCGCTTTCACGAATAGTTTCAAACTTATCCTCAAGAGATTTTGAATCTTCAGAAATTAATTGAAGGAATTCTTTTTTAGATGATTCATCAAGATTTTCAACATATTTGTTTAAAGTTTGGTTTGCAATACTAACCATTGATTTCAATGGAATATTGATAGATTCTTTAACAACATTATTTGTTGAAGTTAACACACTTGTAATATTTTTTTTGGAATTAACCCTTTCTAACAAATTTAATTTATTTGTGTAGACAAGGGCATCAATATCAGAATACCTATTCTGAATATTCTCAGATAAAGTTCTTGGTAATTTAATACTTGGCAGTAATTTTTGAATTAAATGAATTCCTTCTTCTAAAAAATCTTTAGCATCAGACTCGTTTAGTCCTTGAGGAGTGCTCAATTGGTCGTACAAAGAATACAATTTTGACATAGTTTTGTCGTTCAAAACATTATGTTTGAATTCTTTTAACGATTTCTTAAATTCCTTTTCATCTTTGTAGGATTCAAGAAGATTGTTTTCAATTATGGATTTGATTTTTCCGAAAGTCATTATAGTGTGTTTTCAATATAAATATTAGGAGTTTAGCAACTTATCCAATTCTTTTGAAATTTCTCCTAAAGAATCTTGTCCTTGACCTAAATCTAAAAATGTTGACCCTTCTAATAAATTACTTTCTATCAACAAATTCATATTTTTCATTCTTGATTCTGGTGTAACGGCAGCTTCTCCACCTTCAGGTGCTCCACCTTCTGCTGGTGGCGGTGTAACTTCTTCACCTCCTCCTGCTGGCGGCGGTGCGGTTTCAAATCCTCCTCCACCTCCAAGTGGTTCTTCACCACCTGTGGTAGTTGCTGCCGCATTGGCGGTTGCTCCTGACGGATTACCGTATAATTTGTCAATATTATCAAATAAACCTGTCTTAGTAATAACTGTAGGTGTTGCTTTAAGTTCCTCACCAACAGCTCTTTCAATTCTTTGTTGTTGTAAATCCAATCTAATTTCTTCGTCAGACCAGTTAAAAATATGTTTCTTAGCCCAAGTAGAAGATGTAGGTTGAATACCATTTCCTGGGTCTGCGACTAAATCTTTATATAATAAAACTTTTTCTTTCCAAACGTCAATTTTTAATAAATCTGCTTGTGTAGATGGGTTAGATAGACCTAATGTAAAATTTTGTAATTCATCCTCAAACCCTAATAAGAATAAGTGAACGATTGCAATTTTGTTTAACTCAGCAATCATACTTTTTTGAATTCTGTTGATTGTACGAGCAAAACGAATATCTTGTAATGATAAGTTTTTACCGTCACCCACAACTTCTTCAAATCCTAAAAACGCCTTTGGGACACGAAGTGCAGTTAATAATTTCTTTTGAATATATTCAATATCGGCAATCTCAGATAAATTTGTTGCACCTGGTAATGTTGTAATTGGGTCTGGAGCGGCAGGGTCACGAACAGGAATAAAGTAATCTTGGTCAACAGCCATTTGGTTGAATCTCATATCTACATTACCTGTTTTAGAATCTACAATTTGTTCTCTTTTAAATTTGTTAGCAACACGGTTTACGTATGCTTCAACGTCATCGTCATTCATGTTACCCACGAATACTTTAAACATTCTTCTTTCAGGGGCTCTTGATGTACGATAGATTAACATCGCATCTTCCGACAACAATAATTGTTTCCAAATACGTCTTGCTTTTTCCAACATAGATGTACCATAAGGAAGTTTTCTGTCATCACCTAATAATCTAAAGTGAGCAATCTCCCATGATTGGAATTCCATATTTCTGTTTTTCCAAGTAAAGTGAAGTGCTTTTTTGTTCTCATCTTTCTCTTGTGTAATATCTACAGTAATCTTGGCGGTTACACCAACCTCATGACGCTCAATTTCAATTGTAGGTAATTGTTGGCAACCAACGATACCTTTTTCAGGGTCTAATTTTAAATAGACAAAGTTATCACCATACTTACAAGTGTTTCTTGTCCACATTGGTAAGTTG